ACATATCATATAGCGACTTTTGAGTCTACTGAAAGGGATAGTACCTACTGGGCATTATCTCACGCGTATGACGTAATTACGGCCCTTAGGGAGTCTTTAGATCCGGAGGTTGTCGAATGGTTAAGAGACTAACAGATCAAGGGCGTAATTGGATACCCTTAAAAGAAGTATTATTGATCGATTGTGCTGTCGAGTTAAGAAATATGCAAAATCGTTACTTTGACGCTGATTTTGAGGGTAACATAGAGGAAGCTAAGTTTTATAAGAACAAAGCTAAAGAGTATCAAAAATTAGTTGACAATGGCGTTGAGCATACAGTTAATTTTTGAGGAAAATCAATAACTTATAAGGGTCTTTTCTTATTCTTACTAGTAATACGGAAGAGGCCCTTCTACCGGAGGAAAATATAATGACAAATCCTAATAATAATAAAAACTTTACTGATGAAGCTCTAAGGATCAATAGGTCTTTAAAGCGTGAAAATGACGCTCTAAGTGAGATTGTAGATAAGTTTGAAGACTTCCTATTAAATTATTTTAATGTCTTAAATGATGAAGATGATAGAGTTGTTGGAAGACTACAAGATATGATAATAAAAGTAAGGAGTAGAGATAGTGATTAATGAGAAACCTTTTATGCAAAGATTAAGAGAAGCATACGAAGATCAGAAATATACTTACTTTGTAACAGATGGTGAGGGTAACTGTATGGCTGAGGGTATGACAGAGATTGACGCCCGTATGTATGCTATGAAGCACGGTTGGTCTATAGGGAGGAAAGATAACGATGAAGACTGATATAAATGGTGTACCTTACACTTACGAAAATAAGGACGAACTGGTTTTTGATATAGAAGACGAAAGAACCTATAGGGGGTCAACTCAAGAAATCTTAAATTCCTCTGAATTTCAGAAAGAGTATAACGAGTGGTTAGATACTGATCTTAAACAAGAAAGGACTGACATACTATATCAAGATTGGTTAGAGGAATACAACAGAGAGTACAGAAATGAGATGTAAATGCTGTGACGCTCTACTTAACGAATGGGAATCTAAGTCTAGGGAGTCTAAAGATAGGTCTAAATTCGTAGATCTATGTAACGTCTGCAGGTACTACTCCAATCCATATACTTGGATGGAAGACGAAGAAATTATAAATAAAGAAGATTTACATATTGACTTTGACTAGTTTTTAGTTTAAAATATTACTATAGTTTAATTTAAGTAATAATCATTATAGTTATCACTTTAATTAATCTTAAGACTTAAGTTAGTTTTTTGAGGCCACTAGCTTAAGTCTATTTTTTTGGTCTCTAGGATATAACAATTATGATAACTACAGGTATAGCAAAGTATGTCTATTTAGACAGCACAGAAAAATTCAACGGTGAAGATACAGAGAAGTACACTTTAACCATCGCTGTTGATGACAATGAAGCCAAGGCACTAGAAAAAGCCGGTGTTAAGGTTAGGACGATCAAGACAGAGGATGGAGGGTCTTACAAAGCTAGAAAATTCTCTACAAAGTATCCACTTTCATTTGAGATGATTAAAACTGATGAGGGTGAAGCGATCGGCCACGACTTCGGTCCTGAATCTGAGGTTCAAGTTTTATGGAAAGCCGGACAAGAACACCCTACTCACGGTGTCGCTACATATTTGACTGCTGTTAAGGTTATGAAGCGTACTGAAGGTTATAAATCTGCTGACGAAGAAACTAATGAGTTTTTTGCATAACCCCTCTACTTTTGTAGAGCATAAGCCCTGCCCTGCCTGTCGAGAGATGGGTGGGGACAGGACAGGTGATAACTTGGCCGTCTATTCTGACGGTCACGGTTATTGTAACGCTTGTAAATACTATCAAAAGTCTTTAACAAGCAATAATGATAACTATACGGAGGTAACTACAATGCAAACTATAACCCCTAGAGGTAAAAGTGGGGCTATGATCAAAGATAGAAGGATATCCTCTAACATCACTAAGAAATTTGGTGTTACAGTAAGTTACGACAAAGGTGGTAAGATAGATAAACATTACTATCCATACTATGACTCAAAAGATACCAATAACTTAATTGGCTACAAAGAGAGAACTGTCGCAACTAAAGAGTTTCAGATCATTGGAACTAATAAAGGTTCGGGTCTATTTGGACAGAGCGCTAACCGATCAGGAGGTAAGTATCTAACTATCTGTGAGGGCGAACTAGATGCCCTTTCTGTTAGCGAAATGTTTGACGGCAAGTGGCCGGTTGTCTCACTAAAGAACGGGGCAAATTCAGCCGCTAAGGACGTTAAAGACAATTTAGAGTATATTGAGTCTTTTGATAATGTGGTGTTATGTTTCGATCAGGATCAAGCAGGATTTGAAGCGGTTAAAGATGTACAGGATATTATTTCTGTTGGTAAGCTGAAAGTCTGTAAATTACCTATGAAGGATGCTAGTGATATGCTAGTAAACGGAAAGGTAAAAGACTTTACTAATGCTTGGTGGTCCGCAGAGTCTTACACACCTGCGGGAATAGTCAAGGGTATAGACACTTGGGAACATCTTCTAAAAGACGAGAACCTCGTCAATATTGACTATCCTTGGCAAGGCCTTAATGCTTTAACTTATGGTTTCCGTGCGAAGGAATTGGTAACTATAACGAGTGGTTCAGGTATGGGAAAGACTAGCGTTGTTAAGGAGTTAGAAGCATACATACTTGATAAGACTGACGATAATTTAGCTATCATTCACTTAGAGGAATCTATTGAACGTAGTGTCAAAGGATTGATGTCTATTGAAGCCAATGCCCCGATCCACATACCGCAGTTTGAAAAGGAACTGAGTGTAGAACAGAAAAAAGAGTTATGGCAGAAATCGGTAGGTGATAAGAATGTATACTTTTATGACCACTTCGGCAGTATGTCTGAGGACTCACTACTCAACGTGATTAGAACTTACGCTAAATCTTTTGATTGTAAGTGGATAGTTTTAGATCATTTATCTATCGTTGTTAGTGACCAGGACGGTGTTTTAGACGAAAGAAAAGCAATTGACGCCATTATGACTAAGCTAAGAAAGATAGTGCAGGAAACTGGAGTAGGTTTGTTTCTTATCTCTCATCTCAGACGGCCACAAGGTAAGGCACACGAAGAGGGCGGACAAGTATCGCTATCAGAGTTAAGAGGTAGTGCCGCTATCGCCCAACTTTCTGATATAGTTATAGGTTTAGAAAGGAACCAACAGGCAGATGATCCTACTGTAAGGAACCAAACAACTTTGAGAGTAATTAAGAATAGGTTTTCAGGTTTAACTGGAAAGGCCTGTAGATTGTTTTATGATAGTGAAACAGGAAGATTATCGGAGGTGGTTGATGACGAAGGCCTTTTTTGATATAGAAACTGACGGTCTCGAAGCTACTAGAGTACATTGTATATGTGCAATGCTTGATGACGGTGAGTCTACTGTTTACAATTTTATAGGAGGAGAAGCCAATGGACTTTTTCGAAAATGGTTGGCATCAGAGAATGTCGACACTCTTGTGGGACACAACATTATTAATTTTGATGTTCCTATTCTGCGTAGGATTACTGGGATGGATTGGTCTTTTAATTTACGGGACACTCTCGTTCTTTCTAGACTATATAACCCTAGCCTTGACGGTGGGCACAGTTTAAAAGCGTGGGGTGAGCGTTTAGGAAATTATAAGGATGACTATCAAGGTGGATGGGAAGAGTATAGCCACGAGATGTTAGAATACTGTCAACAAGATGTGAGAGTGACTAAAGATCTTTATAACAAACTAAAGGATTTAGACGGTCAAGCTATAAATATAGAACATACAACGGCTGAGATTATTAAGCAACAGACCGATAATGGTATGATACTTAATGAAGAACGTGCGTATGAACTACTAGCTGAGATGAAAGAGAAAGTGTTAGACATAGAGGACGAGGTGCACGAGAGATTTAAACCTCTGCCTGTGTGGGTAGACTTACCACATCCCGGCGATAAGACTCACAACAAGGATGGTAGTATATCTAAAAGGTATCAAGCTCAGCTAGACAAAGGCGCTCATTGGTTAGATGAGGGTGATGAGATAGTTGATATAGATAATGACTGGGGTTATAAGAAGTGGGGCTACTTTGATTATCCTGAGTTTAACTTAGGCTCCCGTCAACAGATAGCTAAGTATCTACAACACTTTGGTTGGAAGCCTAAATCATTTACTGATAAGGGTAATCCTATCGTAGACGAGAAGGTTCTTAAATCTGTAAAGATACCGGAAGCTCAGTTGATCGTAGATTATTTAACTATTACTAAGCGTGTTGCTATGGTTAAGAGTTGGGTTGATGCTATTAATGATCGTACTGGTCGAGTACACGGAAGAGTAAATCCTTGCGGAGCTGTGACTGGTAGGATGACACACTCTAACCCTAACTGTGCTCAAGTCCCTGCGACTAGGCACGGTAAAGACGGTAAAATACTTTGGGGTTTTGAGGGTGGTTACGGTGCTGACTGTCGAGATTTATGGACTGTGCCAAAAGGATATAAGTTGGTTGGTTGTGATGCTAGTGGTCTAGAACTTAGAATGCTCGCACACTATATGAATGATGATAAATACACTAATGAGATACTTAACGGTGACATTCATTCTGCTAATCAAAAGTCAGCAGGGCTACAAACTAGAGATCAAGCTAAGACTTTTATCTATGCATTTCTATATGGAGCGGGCGATAGTAAGATTGGTGAGGTTTCCGGAGGAGGAGCAGGGCACGGGAGAGCTCTTAAGAAGAACTTTCTTGATAATACTCCTGCACTAAAACAACTGCGAGAGAAGGTATCTCAATCTAGCGAGAAAGGTTGGGTTACTGGATTAGATGGACGTAAGCTACATATACGCTCACAACACTCAGCACTAAACACTCTACTACAGAGTGCCGGTGCGGTGATTATGAAGAAAGCGTTGATATTGCTAGATAGTTACGCAAAACAATATAGTATAGACTATAAATTTGTTTTGAATGTACACGATGAATTTCAATGTGAGGTCAGGGAAGACCAAGCAGACTTTTTCGGTGATCTAGCGGTAGGGTCTATAGTACAAGCAGGTAAGTCTTTTAAACTGAACTGTCCTTTGGACGGTGAATATAAGGTAGGTGAAACGTGGCAACAGACACATTAGTAGACGATATATATCGTATGATAGACACCAAGGAAATTCCTGATGGTGTACCTATTGAACAAGTAATAAATGACTTCGGTGAGAATATGAAGCAGATATTGAGAGATAATATCACAGAGCACGAGTTTGATAGACGCAAGCTCCGTATGTCTAATATAGGTAAGAAAGATAGACAGTTGTGGTATTCTTATAATGGCTATGAGGGTGAAAAACTTATGCCCCATACAAGAATCAAGTTTCTATATGGTCACTTGATTGAAGAGATGGTACTAGCCCTTACTAAACTTTCGGGTCACGATGTGACAGATGAACAGAAGAAAGCGGAAGTTGGCGGTATCAAAGGATCTATGGACTGTAAGATAGATGGTGTATTAACAGATGTTAAATCAGCATCTCCTTATGGTTTTAAAAAATTCAAAGATGGTTCATTAATAGACAATGATCCTTTTGGATATGTAGATCAAATAAAAGGCTATGCTCATTCTGAGGGTGTGACAGATGTAGGTTGGTTAGTTATGGATAAGACTAATGGACATCTTACATATCTAAAATATGATATGGCTGATGAGTCTCAATGGTACTGGTCGAAGTTAAACTTTTTCTCTATAGAAGAAAGAATTAAAAATATAAAGACAGTAGTTGAATCTGAAACCCCCCCTACGAGATGTTATGGACATATACCTGATGGTAAGTCAGGGAATATGAAACTGCCTGTAGGTTGTAGTTATTGCGCCTACAAGCGTGAGTGTTGGCCGAGCTTAAGAACTTTTATTTACTCTAATGGACCTAGGTATCTGACATATGTCGCTAAAGATCCTAATGTATTGGAGGTTGATGCAGATGGCATTGAAATTCAGAAGTAAATTAGAGAAAGAATGTTCCGAAGCTCTTGGTAAGGAATGGAAGTATGAACCTTGTAGGATAGCCTATACTATCCGTAAAAACTATACGCCTGATTTTGTTAAAGGCAAGTACCACATAGAAGTTAAAGGGTTCTTTCGGAGTGGGGATAGACAGAAGTATAAATCAATTGCTGAACAGATGAGATTTGAAGGCAAAGAGTTAATATTTCTGATGCCCCGCCCCGACTCCAAAGTAGCTAAGGGTAATAAAATTACTTACAGGAAATGGTGTGAAAAGTATGACATCAAAATATTTTCAACTAAAGAAATTAAGGAACTAAAGAAATGGACGAAGATAAAATAAATCCTAACCATTATAAACAAGGTAACATTGAGGTCATAGATTTTATCTTAGACCAAGATATGGACTACCTAACTGCCTCGATAACTAAATACATCTGCAGGTGGAGATTTAAAAACGGTTTAGAAGACCTAAAGAAAGCTCGTTGGTTCTTAGATAAACTTATAGAACACGAGGGAGGACAGTATGGCTCTAACTTTAAGTGAACTTAAAGAGCGTATAGTACAAGAAGCGATAGATCCTTGTACATTATGTGAAATATTAGACATAACAACAGAAGATCTTCTTCACGAGTTTGAAGATAAACTTATAGATAAACGAGAGGAGTTTGACGACAATGATGATGATTTCTACTGAAAGTTTTGTTCTGTTAGTATCCGGTCTATTGGCAACAGGTGCTTTCTTATTATGGAGACACGGGATTAAATGCTATGATCGAGGAATAACAGACGCAATACTTATGCACAGAAACGGAAGACTTAAATATGATACTTATTTTGATGATGAAGGAAATAAGATGATTAATATAGAAATTGAACCTATGGAGGATGAATGAACCAATTACCAAATGACTACCAAAACTTTATTGCACTTAGCAGGTACGCACGATGGCTACCTGAAAAGAAGCGGAGAGAGACTTGGAAAGAAACTGTAGCTAGATACTTTGACTTTATGGAGGAGCATCTAAAAGAAAATACAAATCAAGAGTTAGTGCCTAAGACTAGGAAGATACTTGAGGAAGCAGTATGTAACTTAGAAGTTATGCCTAGTATGAGAGCTCTTATGACTGCAGGTCCTGCCCTAGCTAAGAATAATATTGCAGGTTATAACTGTGCCTACCTTAGTGTAGACCATCCTAAAGCATTTGATGAGTGTTTATTTATATTGATGCACGGTACTGGCGTAGGGTTCAGCGTAGAGAGACAGCACGTCAATAAACTTCCTGAGGTTCCTGATACTATGGTAGATGTAGAGGATGTTATTGTCGTACAGGATAGTAAGGAAGGGTGGCAGTCTGCATTCCGTAAGTTAATTACTTATTTATATGACGGTGAGATGCCTAAGTGGGACTTCTCTAAGGTCAGACCAAAAGGTGCTAGACTACAGACATTCGGTGGTAGAGCTAGTGGTCCTGAGCCTCTACTTGATCTGTTTAACTTTGCTACTAACATCTTTAAAGAAGCAGGGGGACGTAAACTTACATCGTACGAATGTCACCGGATGATGTGTAAGATTGCTGAGGTTGTTGTTGTAGGCGGTGTTCGTAGGTCAGCCCTTATCTCTTTATCTAATCTTACTGACGAGCGTATGCGTAATGCTAAGAGTGGTCAATGGTGGTCAGACACACCTGAGATGGCACTTAGTAATAATAGTGTATGCTATACAGAGAAGCCTGACATTGGCATCTTTATGAAAGAATGGACGTCTTTGTATGAGTCTAAGTCAGGAGAGCGTGGTATCTTTAACAGGGAAGCCGCTATCAAACAAGTAGCGTCTATTGGTAGACGTGATACAGACCACGACTTTGGTTGTAATCCTTGTAGTGAAATTATACTGAGAGACGGACAGTTCTGTAATCTAACTGAGGTTGTAGTCAGAGCAGAAGACACGCAGAAGGATATACTCCGTAAGGTTAGACTAGCTACTATATTGGGCACGTTCCAAGCATCACTAACTAATATTAAACGTCTGCGTCCTAAGTGGGTACACAATACAGAAGAGGAAGCACTACTTGGTGTATCTCTTACAGGTATTATGGATAATTCTTTTATGAATGGTAGTAGTGATGACAGTAGAGGTTATTATGGTAAGAGAAGTCTAGCTGATTTCTTAGTAGACCTTAGAAAAGAAACAGTTAAGACTAATGAGCATTGGTCAGAGCTATTAGGAATCCAACAAGCTACTGCTACTACTGCTATTAAACCTAGTGGTACAGTCAGTCAGTTAGTTGATAGTGCTAGTGGTATACATACTAGACATAGTGATTATTATATCCGTAGGGTTAGAGCAGATGCTAAAGATCCTATAGCACAACTTATGGAAGACCAAGGTATTCCTTGCGAGGCTGATGTAATGAAACCTAACAGCGTTAAGGTATTCTCTTTTCCTATGAAAGCTCCTGACGGCGCTGTAACTAGGAACGAGAGAACCGCAATCGAGCAATTAGAGCTGTGGCTTAAGTATCAGAGACATTACTGTGAGCATAAGCCTAGTGTAACTATTAGTGTTAGGGAACACGAGTGGATGGAAGTAGGTGCGTGGGTGTATAAACACTTTGATGAAGTATCAGGTGTTAGTTTCCTACCACACTCAGACCACACATATCAGCAAGCACCTTATGAAGACTGTGATAAGAAGACATACAACGAACTGGCTAAAAAGATGCCAAAGGAAGTCAACTGGGATTTGATTAGCGAGTATGAACTTACAGACTCTACAGTAGGTACTAAGACACTAGCCTGTACTGGAAGCGTGTGTGAGCTTGTTGATCTTGTTGAAGAAGAAAGGGATATAGAATGAAGTATGTATTGATAGTTCTATTGTTATCGGGATGTGCTACGTTTGAAGAAAAGATGCAACAACTTCAATGTAGCGCTCCAGTAGATTCAACTATGTGCATAGGTTGGCAGAGTTGATTGGGTGGCTTGTATAGCCGATGTTTTACATTTAATATAGGAGTAAAATATGTTAGAGAAAGTAAAGAACGGTGCTGATGGTGCGATTGACGTTGGTATCAAATTAATTAGCTTATCAATTATATTGCAGATTATCTTCGGTCCGAAGGTAGCCTTCCTTACAGGAGATGTAATTGGTTCTATTTTAGGTATAGTATGGACCTTAGGCAATGGGGGATTGGCAGGTATAATCGCAGCCCTTATCATTTGGAGGCTACTCGACAAAGATATTGTTGATGAGCTCAAAGACTAAGGCTAAAAAAACTTGGGGTCTCGTCCGTATGGATGGGACTTCCAAGCTATACCATTCACTAAAAGTTAAACATTTAACAAAAACTCAGCCTAGAAATTTATGGAAGAGTGATTGGAGAAAATAGAATGATATACGAATATAAATGCAAAGACTGTGGATTAGTATTCTCAGAGATGCGTAAAATGTCAGAACGCTTAGACCCAATAGACTGTGAAGCCTGTGGTGGTGAGGGTGAGCATAAAATAAGCACACCTATGTTTAGGACGTCAGGAGACGGACACGGCAGAGGCGCAGGTCATAAAGGAGAG